AGTTACAAAAAGTATTACAGCTCAGAACACATTTAGCGATGTATTAAAGGTACAAGGTTATTTTAATGTATCTATTACTGGAATTGCTGGTGGAACAGAAGTCACGATACAAAGAAAAACAGGCGTAGACGGAGATACGTTTACTGATGTTCAGGCTTTTACTGCTGACACAGAAACTTACGGTTATGAACCAGAGTTTACTGAATACAAGATTGGCGTTAAAACTGGCAACTTTGGCTCAGGAACTTGCAAAGTAAGGCTAGGCACTGAAAATCGTCGTCGCACAAGCTGGTCTTTTGTTTATTAATTTATTAAGAGAAGACTAATGGATACGGCTGAAGAAGCATTAAAGCGTATTGAAATACACGAAGCCGAATGCAGGTTAATGCGCGAGATGATTGAAAAGCGTTTAGATCAAGGTGGCGAAAGATTTAATAAGCTGGAACGCATGGTTATGGCTATCTACCCATTTATTATTGCGGCATTAGGTGCAGTGGAGTATCTACGATGAATTTTGACAAAATCAAAGGATTAGTAGGTGAGCTTGCTCCTACCCTTGGAGCGGCTCTAGGAGGCCCTGTAGGAGGCGCGGCGGCAGGTATGCTTGCCGAAGTACTGGGTTGCGATCCAACGCCTCAGAAGCTAAATAAGGCGCTCTCACAGGCTACTCCAGAACAGCTAGCAGAAATCAAAAAGGCTGAACTTGACTTTGAAGTCAGAATGAAAGAGCTTGAAGTTGATGTATTCGCGTTAGAAACGAAGGATATACAACATGCCAGGGAATCTTTTTCAGAGGATTGGACGGCAAGATCTATCGCTATTCTGTCCATATTGCTGTTTGGCGGATATGTGTTTCTCGTAACGCTTCAACCTGCCGATGATAATGACTTGAATGTAGTCAATCTTGTTCTCGGATACCTTGGTGGCATCGTGTCTTCTGTAGTTAGCTTTTACTTTGGCGCTAGCAAGTCTGGATCTAAGTAAGGAAAATAATTATGGCTGTTAGAGGCGAAAATACAGGTATTCCAGAAATCCCTCCTTTTGAGGAGATTGAAGACAGGGAAGGCCTTATGGGCCGTCTTCTTGCTTTGCTTGGTGGTATTGGTCAGTCTGAGTTAGGAGCTATCTGGGCTGATCCTACTATGCAGGAAATTCTGGATGCTAACACTGTAAGAATGAATCCTGAAGCTCCGTTTGATATTGAGCAAGCAACAAACGTTAATGTAAATGCTTTAAGTCAAATGATTGCCGCTTTAGAAAACGCCACTACTGAAGCGCAAGATATTGCTAATACTCTTTTTGAAGATCCAGGCGCCCTTTCTGAGATGGAAGATCCGGGGGCTTTAGTCACTGGGATTTTAGAATCTAGTGCTCTTGGTTTTCTTGGCCCTCCCGGAGCATCTCCTGTATCAACAACACCTCAAGGAATTGTTTTGCCCGGAGGTGCTGGTGTAACAATTGACTTTGAAGAGCTTGGGTCAATTAGTGACATAAATCTTGAAACTATATTTGACAAACTAAAAGGTTACATCCCCGGCATTAGTCTTCCTAGCTGGTTACCAAGTGCTGGCGTCATTTTTATTCCTGATCTTCAAGACAAGATACGTAAAGTTGATGAAGCAATAGGCGGAGTCATTGACTCAGTAAGCGGTGCTCTTGAAGGCGAGGAAGATGTTCAAAGCGTGCTTGATGCTATAGGCGGCGTTATTGGCGAAGTATTTGACGCTGTTGTCTATGACGAGGAAGAAGGCGAAGAAGGCATTATTGAAAATGCAGTCGGCAGTATTTTTGATGCTATTAAAGGCGTATTAGAAGGTACTGCTGATAGCTCAACAATAGGCACAATAGTTAGTGGTGTAGCCACTTCTGTTCTTGGCACAAGTCTTCCTAGTTGGTTGCCGGGAGTTTTAACAACTGTCTTTACGCCCGGTAGCCCCGTTATTTCTACAGTACAAAGAGTGCTATCAGAAATGGGAATTACACTTCCTTTTACAGAGGAAGAAGTAGAACAAGACCCGGCTCTTATGTTTACTCACAGGGGTGATAACTACTTTGTTAACAGCGAATCAAACGAGTACTTTCAACTAGAAGAAGATCCAGAGTTAGAGTTTGACATAGATGGACTTTACTCAAGGGCAGATCTAGAAGAGACAGGATTAGAAACGTTAGAGTCTGGTACGTATCAGTCACTACTTGATGACTACTCTTTTTATGCGCTTACAGAAGACATATACCAGTATCCTATTAAAGAGCTAGCAAGACGGTTTGAAGAGGAAGGGGGAATAATTCCCGGAGACTTTGACTTAATGGATGACGAGTCTCAGTACGATTTCTTTATAAATGAGTTCTTTAATCCTACTCCTATTAAACAAGCTCCTATCAGAAACGATGACCCTGACCCTGATCCCAATGAAGATGATGACGAAGACACAACAACGGGTGATGAGGATGAAGATACAACAGGTGATGAGGATGAAAACACAACGATAAACGATGATGATGAAGATGCGCCCATTACAGAAGCAATTTTTTCAGATATTCTTGCAGAAACTGAAATTAATATTCTTCAAGGAATTGTAGATCTTGGCCTTGCTACTCCAGAAGACATAGTTAATGCTATTAATGAAGCGGGCTTACTAACACCAGAAAATCTAGCAATAACACTAGCCGCCGCCGGTTTTGCTACACCCGAAGATATTGGTACTGCACTAGCTAACGCTGGTTTTGCTACACCGCAAGACATTGCAGATGCCTTGTCAGTCGCTGGCTTTGCTACACCTGAAGATCTAGCTACAGCGCTTTCTAATGCAGGGTATGCAACACCAGAAGATCTGGTTAGAGCACTATCTGAAACAGGTTTTGCTACCCCAGAAGACATAGCCACTGCAATAACTAATGCAGGTTTAGCCACGCCTCAAGACCTTGCTGATGCATTTGATGCCGCAGGTTTAGCAACACCGCAAGACGTTATTGACGCTATTTCTGCCGCAGGTCTTGCAACACCGCAAGATGTCCGTGATGCTCTAGAAGCCTTTGGTTTTACTGACGCACAACTACAACAAATTGCCGGTGCATTGCCTGAAGGCTTAACAACTGACCAACTAAACACCGCATTAAACGATGCGCTAGCTGGCATTGCTACAGGCGAAAATCTTGATACTGTCACTACAACCATTACCGATGCTATTAGTGGCCTAAACTTTGCTACCGCAGAAGATGTAAGGACAGCTTTAGCAGAGTTTGGCTTTACCGAAGAACAACTACAGCAAATCGTAGGTGCGCTTCCTGAAGGTCTTAGTCTTTCGGACTTAGATACTGCCTTAGAAGGAATAGTAGTAGGCGCAGACTTAGACACCGCAGTTACAACCATTACCGATGCTATTAGTGGGCTTTCGTTTGCTACAGCAGAGGACGTAAGAACAGCCTTATCAGAGTTTAATTTTAGTGAAGATCAACTAAACCAAATTATTAACGCTTTGCCAGAAGGGTTAAACACTTCTGATTTGACGGATGCGTTGGCAGGCGTTGTAGTAGGTGACGATTTAAACGCGGCAGTAACTACAATTACTGATGCTATCAGTGGTCTTAGTATAGCTAGCCCAGATGACATTAGAAGTATCCTAGCTAACTACGGATTTACCGACGCACAATTAGAGCAGATCGTAGGCGCACTGCCAGAAGGTCTAAGTCTTTCTGACGTAACAACAGCATTAGACACGGCACTCTCCGGTATTGCTACAGGTACAGATCTTGATACCGCTACTCAGACTATTACAAACGCTATCGGCGGTTTGGCTTTTGCAACAGCGGAAGATGTAAGAACGGCTTTATCTGAATTTGGGTTTACGGACGCACAATTAGAGCAGATTGTTAATGCCTTGCCGGAAGGTTTAAGCCTGACCGATGTAGAAGGCGCTTTATCTACTGCTTTAACAGGAATTGCTACAGGCGAAGATTTAACCAGCGCAGTAACAACTATTACTGACGCCTTTTCTAGCTTAGATGTAGCAAGTGCTCAGGATGTTCGTGACGCTTTATCTCAGTTTAACTTTAGCGAAGAACAACTAAACCAAATTGTTAATGCTTTACCAGAAGGTTTAAGCACAACAGACCTAGAAAATGCCTTAGAGAACGTGGTTGTAGGAGCAGACCTAGATACTGCGGTTACTACAATTACAAATGCTATCAGTGGCCTGGATATTGCCTCAGCTCAAGATGTCAGAGATGCACTTGCTGAGTTTAATTTTACTGAAGACCAGCTGAATCAAATCATTAACGCCTTGCCAGAAGGCTTGAGTACAGACGATTTAACTACCGCTCTTAGTGATGTAGTTGTGGGCGACGACTTAAATGCCGCTGTCACAACAATCACCACTGCAATTGGTGGTTTAGATATAGCAAGCCCAGATGATATTAGAAACATCTTGGCTAACTATGGATTTACTGAAGCTCAGTTAGAACAAATTGCTGGTGCATTACCAGAGGGTTTGTCTCTTGCAGATCTAACCAGCACATTAGAAACGGCAATGTCAGGTATTGCGTTAGGAACTGATATTGATTCAGCCACTAACACTATTACAGACGCTATTAGCGGATTGGCTTTTGCTACACCAGAAGATGTTGCTAATGCGCTTACACAGTTTGGGTTTACAGAAGATCAACTAAACCAGATAGCAAGCGTCATTCCTGAAGGTCTAAGCATTTCTGACCTTAACGACGCATTAGGCAATGCCCTATCAGGTATTGCTCTTGGCTCTGATCTAGAGACAGCAACAACAACAATCACTGATGCTATTGGCGGATTAAACTTTGCAACGGCAGATGATGTTGCTAATGCTCTTGCTAATTTTGGTTTTAGTGAGGATCAACTAAACCAAATTTCCGGGGCTATTCCTCAAGGTTTAACACTCAACCAATTAAATGATGCTCTTACTGGTGCAGTTTCAGGTCTTGCACTAGGCACTGATTTGGATGCGGCAACAACGACGATTACGGACGCCATTGGGGGTCTTAATTTTGCAACGGCTCAAGACATTCAAGATGCTTTGATGGGCTTTAACTTTACAGAAAGCCAGCTAAATCAAATATCTAGTTTACTGCCTGACAACCTAAGTCAAACACAAGTACAAGATTTGTTAGCTACTTCGTTAAGTGGTGTGTCAACGCAAGAAAATGTAGATGAAGCTTTTGCAACACTAACTACTAACTTAACTGCTAATTTAGGCGAGCTTGCTGAGGGCCAAGAAGAAATTCTTACAGGGCAAGAAGGTTTGTTTGGTGGACAGCAAGACATACTTACAGGCGTTGGCGAAGAAAGCCAAAGGCTAGAAGATATCATTATGTCTAGCACTGGATTACTTGCGGCAATCGGAGCAGGCGGTCTTGGTGGTGGCGCTCCTGCTAGACCTAGGCCAGAACCATATAGACCTTATATGGAAAAGTTAGATTATGCGCCAGGCATGGTTGAAGCGTTAAAACCGCAACAACAGGTAGACTACAACAAAGAAGTCGATAGGCTTTTAACTATGGGAATGGGTGGTAGAAAACAGGGAATGCTTGTATGACGTACCTTAACTTAATGAATAGCGTTCTTCGCCGCTTGCGTGAAGAAGAAGTAACAAGCGTTACTGCTACCACTTACTCAAAGATGGTTAGCGATTACATTAATGACGCAAAGAAAATGGTTGAAGAAGCTACAGACTGGTCTGCTCTTCGAGAAACAATTATCGTAACAACAGCCGCTTCTGACAATACCTATTCACTTACAGGCGCTGGCGACAATGTCAAAGTAATGTCAGTAATCAATGATACTCAAAACTGCTTTATGGAGTATCAAACTAAAGATTGGTTTAACGATGCGTTGTACATTGCTAATGCCGTAGAAGGTGCGCCTAAATACTTTACTTATAACGGTGTTGATAGCAGTGGCGACACTCAAGTATTAGTTGGCCCCACACCTGATGGCGTCTATACACTTCGATTTGATGTCGTTAAAAGACAGGCTGATTTATCTAACAACACTGACGCCCTTTTAGTTCCTGCAATGCCCGTTGTTCATTTGACGGTAGCATTACTTGCGCGTGAGCGTGGCGAAACAGGTGGTACTTCTGCCGCTGAATACTTCGCTGTTGCTGACAGGTTCTTATCTGACGCTATCGCTATAGACGCGGCTAAGCATCCA